CGGGAAGCAGTCTTAATAATTCTGTGACACTGTGTGGACTCACACAGCTAGGAACACTGAGTTCGTTGAATGTCAGTGACACTGGAATATTGTTAGGCAGTGGAAATCAACTGAGGTTGTTTGTTCATTCGAGTGGTCCTACGATAAGATCTACTAGCGGAAAATTAAAATTTGATATGTTAGGAATAGGACCCGAGTTATCGTTTATAGATGCTCCGGAATCATTGTCTTTAGGCGGTCCTAACGAGCCTGCAATTATTTCTGATAATACATCAAATTTAGGTATTCCAGGTCATAAATTTAAGAATGTGTATGCAACATATTTCAAGGGCACTAATGTTGAAGTTAATAGCATAACGTCGGCAGACCCTGGTAATGATATAACAGCTAACGGCAATTTAATTGTAACTGGAAATTTAACAGTTCAAGGAAATGTAACAGCAGTCAATTCTACAGAACTTACAATCGAAGACAAATTAATAACATTGGCCAGCGGAGCAGCTACAGCAGCTGAAGCTAACGGTGCTGGTATATTTATTAATGGGTCTGGCGCTTCGGTTATGTATTCAAGCATTGGTAACAAGTGGGTTTTAAACAAAGTTTTAGATACAGGTAGTAATGATATTTTTACCACCGGGTTATTTAGAGGAACAGCAACAACTGCTCAGTATGCGGATCTAGCAGAAAATTATGTAGCTGACAGAGAATATGAACCTGGCACAGTTTTGGAAATTGGCGGAGAATATGAAGTTACTTTAGCTCACCCAGAAACTAATAAAATTGCTGGTGTTGTTTCTACTAATCCTGCGTATTTAATGAATTCCTTGTGTGCAGGCAACAATGTAGTTGCTGTAGCATTGCAAGGGCGAGTTCCGTGTAAAGTTACAGGAAAAATTAATAAAGGTGATATGTTAGTCAGCGCCGGTAACGGGTTTGCTAAAGCAACTAATCAACCGAAGTTCGGTAATATAATAGGTAAATCTTTAGAAAATTTTGACGGAACTGAAGGAATTATTGAAGTTTTAGTTGGAAGAAACTAATAGTATTTGAATAGATAAATATAAAACATAGCAGAGGTTCTTACTAACATGGCATATGAAGTCAACAAATTTAACGGTGTATTTTTAACGTCTGTAGCCGACGGCACCATCGACACCAATACCGACCTAAGGCTAGTAGGTAAAAATTACGCAGGTTACGGCGAAGTGCAGAATGAAAATTTTGTGCACCTATTGGAAAATTTTGCCAATACAACAGCACCACCAAAAGCCATAACCGGACAAATTTGGTTTGATACAGCAATTAAAAAACTAAAATTTTATGATGGCGCTAAGTTTAAAACAGCCGGTGGTGCTGAAGCCAGCGCATCAGCACCTAGTGGATTATCTATCGGTGATTTTTGGTGGGACACAGCGGCTAAACAGTTGTATACATACACCGGGAATGATTTCACACTCATTGGTCCTATAGCTAGTCCCGATCTAGGCACATCAATTATTAGTCCGGCAGTGGTATATGGAACATTGGCTACTGCAGAAGGTCCTCATACTATACTTAAAGTCATAGCAGACAACAAAACCATAGCTGTGATCAGCAAGACTGCTTTTACTCTCGACACTAGTAAAAACCCCATTGACGATTTCACAGTGATTAAGAAAGGTGTAACATTAGTAAAATCACAGACTGGTGTTTCTACGGATGATTTTACCTTTTGGGGCACCGCAAGCAATGCTACCAAGCTAGGCGGGTTCACCGCTGATCAATATATTAAAACAGGTGAAAGTGCATTTATTTCTGAAGTGAATTTTGGTGATCCTGGATTTCAATTGGGCGATGGCAACGATCTCAGAGTCAGGGTTGAAAACGGTACTGATGTAATTGTAGAAAATCGTTTAGGCAATGATATAACATTTAGGATCACAGTAGACGATGTTATCGATGAGAGAGATATTGCGATTATAAAACGCACAGGCGTAGAACCTGGTATCTCTAATGCATACACATTAGGATCAACTACAAAGCGGTGGAGCAATGTTTTTTCTACAGCATTCACCGGTGCATTAACCGGAGCAGTGACCGGAAACACCACAGGAGTTCATACAGGTAATGTGTTAGCCAATGACAGTACAGTTCTGATAAACGCTACGACGAAAGAAATAGGATTTGCCGGTGCTAATATTATTGGTACTCTTACTGGGTCAGTTACTGGGTCTGCGTCAACAGCGGTAAATGCCAGTAAACTAAACAATTTAGATCCGAGTGCTGTTATACCTGGATTAGCAATTTCGACAATAGCTGTGCGAAACTCCAACGGCGATATATTAGCCAATCAATTTGTAGGTATAGCAGACAACGCTGATAGAACGTTCATCGATAGAACCAACGCAAGAATTGATCCTACGTGGGCGGATGGCACAGCCAGCACTCAATATAGAACTGCAAGAATCACAGCCACAGCTTACAGTATAGCAGCTAGAGATGTCAGCGGTAACATCACCGCAAATATTTTTAATGGCACAGCCACAGCTGCTCGTTATGCAGATTTAGCTGAAAAATATCTTGCTGATAAAGAATACGAAGCAGGAACAGTGATGATAATAGGTGGAGAAAAAGAAGTTACAGCCGGTGATGTTAATACTCGTGCTATAGGAGTCGTTAGTGCAGATCCTGCTTTTATGATGAACAAAGATCTCGAAGGTGGGATATATGTTGCTCTCAAAGGAAGGGTTCCATGTAAGGCATACGGTTCAGTAACAAAAGGAGATAGACTGATAGCTGGCCCAAGCGGCACAGCTATGGCAGCCCACGGTAATTATGCCAATGTGTTTGCAGTTGCTCTAGAATCAACCGGAACACGAACTGGCAATATCATTGAAGTATTGGTGCTGTAATGACTAGCGGAACACAAATATTTGCTTCGCAGTATGTGGCCATACAGGACAAGGCCGAATCTTTGTTAGGCATAGGATCTGCTACTAGGGGATATGGGCAAGCAGTGCAATCTTCGGATGTCTTCATCGGCAACTCGATCACCAAAGCACAGTGGGATCTATTGAGATTTGATATCATCAATATAAGATTACATCAAGACGGTGTGATGCCCAATGTGGTGCAAGTTAATGTCGGCGATGCAATTGGATTTGGACCAAGTTCTCCAAATACCAATTACGATATATTGTTAGAACAGGCTATTACAAATAGATTCAATCTTGCCGACAATCAATCCGTAGTCTCAGCTAAAGCCACACAGACATTCAGTTCTCCGTGGACAACACAAGCCCAGACAGTATTGACCTGTAACTTTGCTGATGCTACCACAGCCAGATATTTTTTCAATAGTGGTGGAAAAATCAGAATTACATCGGCGTTGACAGCTGGTGTATCAACCGCGCAGGTTACAGCTTGGGTAAACTTTTTGAACAGTGTTGGAACACGAAGCTTTGGTGCCGGCACGGATCCTACAGTTAATTACTACACTCTGACAAATTCTTATCAGACATTCTATCAAGATTCTCTCAGCAGCCCTTATTCTGCAAATAATTATAGACTTGAAGCCAAGACCGATGTAGCAAATAACTCCACAGGAACAGCTACGCAAGTTCAGATACGTATTACACTGACAGACACGTATACTGATCCTGGACCAGAACCTAGTCCACCTCCAGGAGATTCTGTATCGGGCACGTTGACAGTAAATGTGGCAGAAGTCAAAGCTTCTGGACTGCTACAGCCATCAGGCAATTTTACAGTTACAGGACCGACATATTCACTTTCAAGCATTGTAGCATCATAATCTCTTAAATATTCTCATGCCAGCTGTTAACAGTACAATAGTCCAAGCAGACTACAATTCGATAAGAAACAAAATCGTTGCTGTGTTAGGCAACGGCAGTGGAAACTCTGGATATGGTCAACAGGTCAGAATAGTCTCTACAGAAGTTCTTGAAGGACAACGAGTCACCATTAACGAATGGGCAAATCTACGATTTGACATCATCAATGCCTACAAGCACATCAACGGATCTAATCCGACTACGGCTGTGGTCGCAGACGGTGATACTATTAGATATACCAGTTCATTTACTCCTGATACCGGAACTCTCGACGTACCGCAAAAGCAATATGATGATTGGGCCGATAATATCACAACTAATAGATTTACGATAGCCACTAGTGAATCAGCTACCACAGCAGCGACCACATCAAGCAGAACCGGAGCATGGATCAGCCAGTGTGAATGCGTCATACAGTTTTATTGGACCAATGCCAATGATGCTAGATACTGGTTCAATAGTGGCGGTAAAATTAGGATCAGTGCGAGTCGAACCGGTGGGGTGCTTGGCACCCAGCAAAACACTAGTTGGACTAGTCTTCTCAGTGCTGCAGGTACACAGAACTTTGGCGGTGCTGTGCCTAGTGCAGGAACTTCTCCTAACGATGGCACCAATTGGTATAAAACCACTAATACTTTTCAAACATTTTATACAGCCACAGCCAGTAGCCCTTACGGATCTAACAACTATCGATTACAAGCTAGATGTGTTGATGTACCTTCGAACAGCGGAGGCACATCGGCTAGCGGTGAAATACGAGTGTTGTTCACAGACGGATACACCGACTCGGGTGCAATAGGTCCTCCGTTTTTAAACCCACCCCCGGGTGATGACATAGATGGTACTCTCACAGTGAGTGTTTCGACATTATTTGCCACGGGTATCATGGCTCCTAGCAGCGCAGTATTCACCGTAACTCAACCCACAGTTTCTATTGGGGCTGTCACTGGCTCGTAATTTATTTCACACCACATAGTTCTCTATAAATAAACTACGCAGTTTATCAAGGAGAACTCATGAACGCACAGTTAAAAGCTGTATTGGATTTTGCCAATTATCAGCAGACTTTTTCAATCCACAAAAAAATTCTCAAAGAACGCACAGCTGCCAAACTGATGTACGGTTTCTCCGGCGGGCTGTTTGCCATTGATAGAAATCTGTTGACATTTGTTGAAATGCTGTGTAGCAAAGGCAGAGTTTCTGGAACGGTGCTGTTAGACGTCAATGAAAATCCCATATTGATAGAAAATCTAGAAGCTTTTCGTGATGAAATCTTCAGCAGATATTTCGAAGTCACTAATGAATACTTTCAAGAATTTGATAAAATCAAGAAATCTAGATCTGTAGAAAAACTTATCACACAATGACCAATGGCATTTTAATTTTCGCACACAATAATCGTGAAGTAGATTATGGATTATTAGCAGTGATCAGCGGCGGTCTTGCAAAAAAACATCTTAATGTTCCAGTTTCATTGGTCACAGATCTCAGCACCAAGGAATGGTTGATTGAATCACATACATGGCAGCAGGTTGAAACAGTATTCGAGCATGTGATAATTGTAGATAAACCTGTCACAGATAATCAACGTGGATTACACGACGGTGTAATCAATAAAAAAATACCATTTTGTAATACCAATAGACACTCTGTATGGGACCTCACACCCTACGATAGAACGCTACTGATAGACAGCGATTTTTTGATATTCAGTGATAATCTAAACAAATATTGGAATGTGGAAGCTGACGTAATGATAGGTGATTCGATCAACGATATCTACAGTGAAGAAAGATTAGGCTACCTTGATAGATATGTCTGTGAAACCAGCTGTAAAATGTATTGGGCAACCACAGTGATGTTCACGAAAAATCCACAATCTAAACTGTTTTTTGATACTGTGAATTTAGTCAAAGAAAATTACAAGCACTATGCTGATGTCTTCCGATTCGATCACAGACAATATCGAAATGACATAGCGTTTAGTGTTGCCAAACACATGCTAGATGGATTTGAGAACATGCACACACCAACACTCCCACCCGTGTTATCAGTCATGGACAAAGACATACTCACTGCTGTCGACAAAGACAAATTAACATTCTTGATTGATCATCGATTAGATGCCACATATTGTGCAGCATCTGTGACTGGAGTTGATATACATGTGATGAATAAACAAAGTATATTGAGACATCGACAACAGTTAATGGAGTTGATATGAACTTTGGATATCTGTTGTTTGTAGCACACTATGATGACATTGATTATCTCAAGTGCGCCTATGCTCTAGCTTTGAGTATAAAAACCACTCAAAAACCAGGGTATGACAGGGTGGCACTGGTAATTGACAACAAAGAATCACTTGCAAAATTATCAAGTCCGTGGGTGTTTGACACAGTGATCGAATGGGACCAAGAGAAATATTGGGATGGCAGATCATGGATGGACCAACTGTCTCCGTTTGATCACACAGTATGCCTTGATGCTGATATGTTATTCCTACGAGATTACAGTCATTGGATTGATTATTTTATTGCCAACAGCGAATTGTATGTGGCCAATCAGGTCTATACCTATAGAGGCGAAACAATCACAGATCGCACATATAGAAAAACCTTTGACAGAAATTGTCTGCCGGATTTATACTCCATGTGGACTTTTTTCTCTAAAGGATCTGTGCTATGCCAAGAATTTTTTGAATTAGGTCGACAGATTATAAAAAATCCCCGCGAATTCGCCAATCAGTTTTTAAGTGAACACAGGCCTAAGGTAATTGGCACAGATGAAGCATTCGCATTGGCTGCTAACATACTAGACATCACTGACGACATTGCCTACGATTTACCATTTCCTCGAGTAGTGCATATGAAACCAATGCTGCAAAAATGGCCATGGCCGGCTGATACTTGGAGCGATCATGTGGGATTTTATCTTAATGCAGACGCTAGACTAAAGATAGGAAATTTTCAACAGAATGATATTGTGCATTACGTAGAGAAAAATTTAATCACAAATGAGTGTATACATATCTTGGAGACTAAAGCATGGAAACTATAGAAGATTTTGATAAATGGCTGAGAGAATACAAGCCACCAATTACACAGTATGTAGCGGTGTTTGATCCAAATACGGGTCAAGTTATCAGCGTGGGGCCAGATCATGCTTTTGCAGATCAAAAACATATAGTGCAGATATCACAAGAAATTGCTGAATCCATAATCACAGCTGAAATACAGATACACAACTGTCAAATAAATGTAGAGTCAGGACAGTTAGACATAGCTGAAAAAAAGACACTAAACAAATTAGATGATGTGTTGCATAGAATTCCTGATATCAAATATTCAGATCAAATTGAATCGGATATACATATAACATATAATTCAAAAAACAAATATTTGAAAATTCAACTGTCTACAGAATACGGCGGAACCAAAAAATACAAAGGCAACGACGGAACAAGAAAATTTATTTGGGATGGTAGCACCGATCTGGATTTTTTAATCACAGATTACAACGATCCCAACTTGATTTTTCAGATGTTTTCTGTTAAACTAAATGAACTAATAGGGCATAATGTAACAATTAAAAATATTGACTATGATAAGTTTAGTGTGTATACAAGACGCCTATTTAAAAATTATGTGATTGAATATAAATGAAAGTAATTGAATTTGATGTAGTTTTTTTAAGTTACGACGAACCTAACGCAGATCTGCATTATGCTGACTTGTGTAATAAAGTACCTTGGGCTAAACGTATTCACGGAGTCAAAGGATCAGACCACGCCCATAAAGCCGCAGCAGAAGCCAGTGAAACAGATTGGTTTATCACTGTTGATGCTGATAATATTGTAGATCCTAGATTTTTTAATATCGACCTTGACATGAGTGATCCCAAGATACAGGTCTATGGTTGGTGCGGCCGCAATGCAATTAATGGTCTTCGATATGGCAACGGTGGATTGAAAATCTGGCGTAAAGATTTTGTTCTTAACATGAAAACGCATGAAAACTCCAACAGTGATCGCGGCCAAGTAGACTTTTGTTGGGAAGATGGGTATAGAAATTTTCCATTGACGTTCAGTGAAAGCGTTATCACAGGATCACCATTCCAAGCATGGAGAGCAGGATTCCGTGAAGGTGTTAAGATGACTTTGCTAGACGGGGTCAAAGTTCCTCCTATGGAAATTAAAGAACGCATATGGTGGCACAATATCCATAGACTGCGCATGTGGTCAACTGTGGGTGCTCACGAAGAAAACGGAATTTATGCAGTATATGGTGCTAGATTAGGAACATGGATGGCTAATTGCACACAGTGGAATTATGTCGATGTTCGAGATTTTGAAATACTCAGAGATATATGGAATCAATACGGTAAACCGTATGAAGATGTAAACGGTGATGGTCTAGTAGATGAGATTAAAAATTTAGGCGAAAAAATAAAAATGAGTTTGGGATTAGATTGGCCGTTTCTTGATGCGCAGCAAAGTAAATTTACTTTAGATTTGTATAATGAAACCATGAATCTCAACGACACTTATTTTAAGATGCCGGTGCCAGCCAATGTATGATATTTTTTATGTTTCAAAAGGCGAAGGAAATACTAAAGATTGGAATGCAATAAAGTCTAGGTATCCCCTTGCTCAAAAATTAACAAACATAAAGTCTTACGAAGAAATTCGATCTAAATCTTTTACAAAAATGTTCTGGGTAATCTGGGACGATATAAATCTTACAGAATTTAATTTATTAGATTATAAAGCCACTAAGTGGGATGACATGTATGTTCACGTTTTTAAAAACGGAGAACACTATGATGGTATTTGTTTGTTTCCTAAATCGTTGACGATTTCTCAGCGTGAATTTCATCATAGATTTTTTACAGCTAAAAAAGAAATTGATATTGTTGCTAGTATTCCAAAACAATATAAAACATACAGTCCTAATACATTCAACGAATACCAACACATAACCGACGACATGTTTTGGCTAGTATGGCCAGAAGTTACTGTAACTGACAAATCAATTTTTGACATATATTTTAGTCATCATAATAGTTATGACCGCAGAGAAAATCATGTATTTAAAAATCTCTGCAATAGTGTTGAATCTTATCTCAGCGGAGTAATCCTTTGCAGCAAATATAAACCTTTATCAAATCGAGAGTTTGATAAACAGTATGCTGTAGATAAAAAAGAGCACAACAAAGTTGTCAGCAAATATCAATACCCAGTTTATAAAATTAATTCTTATGCTGATTATTTAGAGATTATTGACAATGAAAAACAACAAATGTTTTGGTGTCAGTGGCCTAGTATAGAAATTATTGACGATACAATATTTGATTTTTATCTTGATCCTAACAATGGTGCATTAGATTATGATAGGCAAGAAAATCATGTATTTAAAAATTTATGCAATGATAAAGAATCATATCTAAGCGGAGTTGTTTTATTTTCTAAATCTAAAATTATTTCTAAGAAAGAATTTGATAGAAAATATTTAATTGACAAAAAAGAACATACCCGCATAGTTAGTAGGTATAGATATAATCGATACAATATTTCCAGTTACGAAGAATATAAACAAATTATAGAAACAGAAACTCAACCTTTATTCTGGGGTATCTGGCCCGAAATAGCTGTTACAGATAATTCTGTTTTTGATTTATATTTTGATCCCAATGACGGAAAATACGATCAAGATAGAAAAACAAATCATATGTTTAAAAATTTGTGTAACGATAAAGAAACTTATCTTTGTGGATTAGTATTGTTTTCAACAACACAAGTTATTTCACAGAAAGAATTTAATAGAAGATATTTAATAGATAAAAAAGAACATGCAGAAGTTGTAAGCCGTTACAGATATAATAGATATGTGTTATCGTCATATGACGAGTATACCGACATTGTTAAAAAAGAAACCCAACCACTATTTTGGGGAATCTGGCCCGAAATAGATATTATCGACGAATCGATATTTGATTTATATTTTGATCCCAATGACGGAAAATACGAACACGATCGAAAAGAAAATCATACATTTAAACACTTATTCAATGAAAAAGAAATTTTTGTTAACGGTGTAGTGTTATTGTCTAAAGATAAAATAATTGGTCAAAGAGAATTTAAACACAGATTTTTAATTGAGAAAAAAGAACATGATAGATTAGTATCTAAACATTCTTTATATGATGTTGTTTTTATTTCTTATAACGAACCCAATGCCGATGAAAACTGTAACAAGTTATTAGAAATGTGTCCAAGAGCAAAACGTATTCACGGAGTTAAAGGAATTCACCAGGCGCATATACAAGCAGCTAAAATGTGCAATACTGACATGATATGGATCGTTGACGGTGATGCTATTGTCGAAAATGATTTTAATTTTAATTTAGTTATGAGTAGTTACGACATAGACTGTGTTCATGTTTGGAAAAGCCGCAATCCTATTAACAATCTAGAATACGGCAACGGAGGTGTTAAGTTATTACCAAGACAATTAACAATATCTGTTGATGTTAATTCGCCCGATATGACCACTAGCATATCGAAAAAATTTAAAGCTATGAATACTGTGTCTAACACGAATTCATTTAACACAGATGAATTTGCTACATGGAGATCAGCATTTAGAGAATGTTGTAAACTAGCTAGTCGTGTAATCGAAAGACAATACGAGGAAGAAACTACACATCGTTTAGATGTATGGTGCTCAGTTGGTGTTGATAAACTATTTGGCAAATATGCAATTAAAGGTGCTCAGGCAGGTAGAGAATACGGCGAAACTAACAAAAACAATCCAGAGGCCCTTAAGAAAATTAATGACTTTGATTGGTTAAAGGAACAGTTCAGTGGAATACAATCGTAATATAAAAGGCAACGAACTTAAAGAGATTAACGGTAGATATGAATCTCGATATCTTGCTGATGCTGACTACGTGTATAAAGAACTAAACAAAGTTAGTCCGAGCTTTTGTCTTGCTAAATGGTATAATGTTAGTCTACACATTCCTACGGGAAAAACACATAGTTGTTATCATCCTAGGACACATCAAGTTCCTTTAGAAGAAGTTCGAATTGATGTTAGTGCATTACATAATACAAAATATAAAAAAGAACAACGCAAATTAATGTTAGCTGGAGAACGTCCTAAAGAATGTGAATTTTGTTGGCAGATAGAAGATAGTGGTACGCAGTTAAGTGATCGTGCATATCGAAGTAAAGATGTTTACGAACACGGTTTAATAGAAGAAGCACAGTTAGTAGAAAATCCTAATCCACGCTACGTTGAAGTAAATTTTAATCAAGCCTGTAATTTTAAATGTAGTTATTGCAGCCCTCATCTAAGTACAGCATGGCACAACGATATTCAACATAACGGTGCGTTTATTTTAAAAGATCGTTGGCACAATGATATTAATTGGATGAAGAGTCTTAACATAGATAACGGGCCAAACAATCCTTACTTGCTAGCGTTCTGGGAATGGTTGCCACAGATATATCCAACACTACATACATTCCGTATGACTGGCGGTGAGCCATTGATGGATAAGAACACGTTCCGTATGTTTGACTATGTTAAAGAACATCCTAAAGAAGATCTGCATCTAAGTATTACTAGTAACTGTTGTCCGCCGGGTGATCAGTGGGCTAAATTTATGACTAGTCTTAAAGAGATTACAGATGTAGATGCAATTGATCATTTTATGTTGTATTGTAGTTTAGACTCTTGGGGTAATCAAGCAGAATATATTCGCAACGGTATGGATTTTAATCTACTGTATAATAATGTATGTGATTATTTGCAAAATAGTGATAAACACAGTTTAACATTTATTATAACTTTTACCGCATTAAGTTATACAGGATTTTATTCTTACATAGAAAATATTTTAAAACTTAGAAAACAATATAACAAAGGACGTCAATTAGTTTGGTTTGATGTTCCACAGTTATTAGATCCTGATTTTTTAAATCCTAAATTATTACCAGAAATGGTTAGTGAATTAGAACGCACTATAGAATTTATGAAATACAATCCTGAAACACGCTGGAACGAATTTAAAGGATTTAGTGATTTTGAAATTAGTAAGGTTCAGCGTTTAATTGATTGGATTAAATCGGATACAGGTTTTAATCGTGAGCTGGCGATGGAAAATTTTTATTTGTTCTTTAGCCAGCATGATGCACGTAGAGATACAAATTTTTTAAATACTTTTCCAGAGTTAGAAAATTTCTGGAAAGAATGCGAGGTAAAATGCAAGAAAGCAATACACAAGCAATGACGATTTTCATATACGGTGATAGTTTTAGCATGTCTAGTGAAGTGAGATGCACTTCGTGGATTGATCAATTACATGGAAAACATCAACTAATAAATCGATCAATTGCAGGTGCAAGCAATCATTATATATTTTTAAGATTCATGGAAGACTTAGACCGTATAACACCTGACGATTTAGTTGTTTTTTGTTGGTCTGAGAATCAAAGATATTATCAGAAAGATTCTAAGAAGACACAAGAAATTCACCAGTTGTATCATAAACACTTTTATAATCAACGTCTTCTTGAAATGCAGTCTGATATGTATTTGGATAAGATCGAAGCGGTTGTTAAAGAACGAAAGATCCGCATGTTGTTTTTCTGGGCTTTCCCTTCCGGATACGGTGATTCGAGCAATTGGGTATCTACTAAATTTGTATCCGAGGATAGCTTAGTTTATTCGCACACATTTGAAAACGAAGTTAGGCCAGCTCTGATATATTTCTCTAGAATAGAAATACCAAAAAAATATTTAAACACAGAAGAAAAACTGCTTGAGTTTGCCTCTAAAGATATGAGACCTAATCATATGGCTAACCAAAAATTGCACGACGAACTATTTAAAATAGTAGATGATGTTTTTCATCATAGACTAGCAGGTCAAATTAATTTAAAAAACAGGTTACATAATGAGTCATAAATTACAATATATTAAAAACGTAAGAGATAGATTAAACAAAGTCGGTACGGGATTCTGTGCAATGAAGTGGTTGCACCAAACTCTGTATCTACACACCGGTGATAATCACAGTTGCTATCATCCGCGCCCACATCATATTGGTTTAGATGAAATTGCAGCAGATCCTAGTGCATTACACAATACAAAATGGAAAAAAGAACAGCGTAAAACCATGTTAGAAGGCGGTCGCCCTAACGAATGCCAATATTGTTGGAATATTGAAGATCTACCAGGCGAGCATATCAGTGACAGAATGATACATAGTTCCAGTGATTTCAGCGAACCACTGATTGAAAAACTAGCAGAATTACCTTGGGATGCTCCGGTTAATCCTCGTTACTTAGAAGTGAGTTTTGGTAACGGATGTAATTATCGTTGCGGTTATTGCTGCCCACAAGCAAGCACCATGTGGACAGAAGAAATCAAGAAGCATGGCAATTACGATCTAACCTATAATCAGTATGGCATTGAGTTTATGACCAACGGAACATACTACGGTCCTAAAGACGAAAATCCCTACATTGAAGCATTCTGGAAATGGTGGCCAAGTTTAAAAAATGACTTACATACTCTGCGTATTACTGGCGGCGAACCTCTAATGAATCCAGGGGCTATGCAGTTTTTTGATTTGCTAGAAACAGAACCAAGTCCTCATTTAGAAATTACATTAAACAGTAATCTAGGTGTAACCTTTGATCGTGTTGACAGACTTATTCAAAGAGTAACTAGTCTTGTTCGTCAAAAGAAGATCCGTAAATTTAGTTTCTTTACAAGCATTGATAGTTGGGGCGAGCAAGCAGAATATATGCGTACAGGACTTAAATGTGATCACTGGGAACGCAATATGATAGAAGTAATCAAGGCAGGTGCTACTGTAAATTTGATGTGTACCTATAATGTCTTGTGCGTTACTAACTTTCAACAACTATTAGAAAAGGTAATCGAATGGCGCGAGAAGTTTGGATTTGAGTCAGTGTCTTTTGATACACCGTACTTGAAAGAACCACCACATTGGATGATTAACATTCTCACAGATGATTTTATAGCACATCAAGAACGTCAATTACAATTTATTGTAGACAATAAAAAATGGTTCACCGACGTCGAATATGAAAAAATGCTTCGTGTTACAGACTATATGAAAGAGAATCCGGTAAGCAAAGAAAAGATTCATGCTGGCAGAAGAGACTTTTATAGTTTTTTTAAAGAAAATGACAAACGTCTAGGTACAGATTTACTAAAGACATTTCCAGAATACACAGAATTTTATAATCTGTGCAAACAAATTTACGAAAATTATGACAAATAAATCCACTTACTGTGTGAATCCATACATGAATCTAAGTATTCATCCTAAAGGCATAGTTAAAACATGCTGCATGAGTACTCGAGAATTGGTTACTGACTCAGGGAAGACTACCATTAATAATGCTAGTATTTTGGAGTTTTGGAATAGTAAAGATCGTCAACAAATGATTAGCAATCTTAATAACGGGGTTAAAATACCGGAATGCACATTTTGCTGGCAAGAAGAGGAAGCCGGCAAGGAAAGCAAACGAATTAGAGACAATAAAACGTATGCAAGTATTATTACTGATAGTGACATGTTACCAGTAGTTGTAGACCTAAGTATGGGAAATCTATGCAATATAAAATGTAGGATATGTAGCCCAACACACTCTACTCCTTGGATGATTGAAGAAGCTAGTATACATTTTCCAAATAATAAACAAGCATATTTAAAACAACCGAGGTGGCAAACTGTTAAAGATAGTTTTGATTACGAAAATAAATTTCTGTGGGATGATATTACTGCATTATTGCCCAATGTAACTAAATTTGATTTTGCCGGAGGCGAACCTTTTTATATCGAAAAACACTGGAGTATTGTAAACAAATGCGTTGAGGAAGGGTGGAGTAAAAAACAACACATTCATTATAACACTAATGGCACTATCTACCCAGAGAAATATATGTCATTGCTAGAAGAGTTTAGACTTGTGGATATACAAATCAGCAGTGATGGTGTCGGTAAGAAATTTGAATATTGCCGTCATCCAGCTGTTTGGGAAGAAGTAGAAGAAAATATTGATAAGTTTATTTCTGCAAAAAATAATAGCAAAACTGAATGGTTGCTATCTGCTTGTATTTCTGTTTCAGCATTTAATGTATATGATTTTTTTGAAACATTTGAGCATTATGCCAGCAAGGGCATCGGTATATATGTTAATATGGTGCACGATCATCATAGTATCAAAGTGTTGCCTTGTGAATTAAAACAATCAATAATTAATAGACTCAATGCATCTGAATCTAAATATCTGCCACAACAGTGGAACAATGATAGAAATATGGTTATACAATACCTATCTAACACAGAATTTTTTGAATCAGACTGGATTAATTTTTGGGCAGAACTCGAAAAGCGAGATACAATAAGAAAAGAATCTTTCAAAGAGATCTTTCCTGAATATTTCAACGAAATTAAAAAATACTTATAGGATATAATATGTGGAATGATGCAGTAACACAGGTTCATTGGGAACCAACAGACAAATGTAACAGTGGATGTTCTATGTGTCCAAGATATGATTCAAAAGGTTTTGAGATAAGCACATTAGAAAATAAAGAATGGACTTTAGAAAGTTTTAAAAAAGCATGGTCTGTAAAATTTTTATCGCAATTGCAAAAGATACTTGCTTGTGGTAACTTTGGTGATCCTTGCGCCTGTAGAGAATTTGTAGACATATATGAATACTGCAGAGAAATCAATCCAGGCATGGGGCTTGCCTGTAACACTAACGGTAGCCTTAGAAATCCAGCATGGTGGAGTCGGTTAGGGGCTGTGATGCGTGAAGATCAAAATCTAGGTAACTACTGTACGTTTAGTCTAGATGGACTTGAAGACACAAATCATCTTTATCGTCGAAATACCAACTGGAAAAAAATCATGGAAAACGCCAAAGCATTTATTGATGCTGGCGGTGTTGCTCATTGGGATTTTATTGTATTTGAGCACAATGAACATCAAGTTGAGGAAGCTAGAGAACTAGCACGTTCTATGGGCTTTAAGAACTTTAACGTTAAAAGAACTACCCGTTGGGCAAAATACAAAGACGGTGTTGGGTCATATCCTGTTTATTCCAAAGGCATACACTTGTATGATCTTAAACAACCCAATGAAGATAAATTCAAACACAACTTTGAAGATTCGCAATACTTCAAGCAGAGCAAATATCAAAGTATCACGCTGAATGATTTTAAAAATATGGTAGGTATCAAGAATGGGGACATGAGATTTGTAAATGGAAAATGGGAAACTATTGATCTAGATTCACTTAACATAGCGTGCCGCGCAGTCAAAGATGCTAGAATGCATCAACCGCACAATGAAATATTTGTAAGTGCAGGAGGACATGTTGCTCCTTGTTGTTTTTTAGGTTCCGAGCCTATGATAGATACCAAAGTTAAAGACCGAGACGAAAATTATATCAGTATGATTAATGCTCAAGGTGGACTACATAGACTTAATATGCATATCAACGATATCTACGACATACTGCAATTAGATATTTTCCAGAAATGGATTCCCGACACGTGGGATAACGAAAATGGTAATACTTCAATGCGTCCAGCGAAATGCGGACAATGCTGTGGTGTAGAATTTAATGGTCTCGATTTTGGAGAACTTGGAAACAAAAAAGATTCATACATTATCAAGGAAAACAATGAATAATTTATGTGTCTTACCTTTTAATAGCATAAGCATAGATGCAGTCGGGCAATTTAGAGCTTGTTGTAGCAGTGGAACCAATGGATTCAAATTATATGCCAAGGATTTAACTCCTGAAGAATTCATTAATAATAAAAAAATTGTAGAACTAAGACAGGATTTTTTAAATGGACAAAAGCCTAGTAACTGTGATCGATGCTGGAACATGGAGGCTATCGGGAATCCTAGTTTTAGACACGTAGCAAATGAAAATCAATCTTATGGAATAAAAAATAACAAGACGATTGAATTTAAAAGTCACATAGGTTTTGAAAATATACAGTATCTTGATATTACACTAGGAAATAAATGTAATCTCGCCTGTCGAATGTGCAGTCCTTATAGCAGTTCTTTAGTTGCCAAACAATGGAATATCATTAATAAATCACAGGGTCACAAGGAAATCATCGAATTTGATAGATCTACCAAAGACAAAATACTTGACACAATCAACAAATCTGTTAACTTAACAGAAATATACATGTTGGGAGGAGAACCACTGGTATCTGAATTTCACGATGAGATTGTTGAACTGCTCATTGCGAACGGTAGATCAAAAAATTTAATCTTGCATTACAATACAAACCTACAAATTGATGCTGAACGTAAATTAGAAGTATGGGAAAAATTTAGAAATATAGATTTAAGCATCAGTATAGACGGCCATGGTGATACTTATGAGTATATAAGGTGGCCTGGAAATTGGGCTAAATTACATAAAAATATAAACCTTGTAATTGATTATTCTAAACAGAATAAGAATATACTACCTGGAATAGCCACCACTGTGCAAAATTTAAATGTTGATAACTTAGACCAACTTATTGATAGCATGCATGAACTATCAGATAATAAACTCAGCTTTTATTTTATTCCGGTAGTTCAATTCAATGAGCTTGACATAACACCCTTGCATGTTTTGGAAGAGTCACACAGCAAATTACAAAAGTATAGAAATACATCGTTGCATCGAGCAGATGAATTATTAAATATGATTAAGGAAGCAATAGATAAATCTAAAAATGTGGACTCTAAAAGGGTGGTCGAATTTTTTAAAATGCAAAAAAACTATGATATGATACGTAATCAAAATTTATTCAAAATCAAACCTCATTTTATAGAATACGCAAAACAATTCAAGGTAAACACATGGTAAAACTTACTATCAAAGAAAATACATTTAATGTAAAAAGAATCGTAGCATTCGGTTGCAGTTTTACAGCCGGGACCGAAATACTAGATTATCAATTAAATCCCTATTTTGTAGATTTAAAAAATAAATTAGATGCGTATCAGTGGTGGGAAAAACTTAAAAAAGATCCAGATCAGATGAAGCTACAGCTAGAAATTCGAAAACAAGAACCCAACCATTCTTGGCCGGCACATCTAGCTTCTTACTTGGGTGTGAACTTTATAAATTATGCAAAGCCTGGTAATAGTAATGAACTCATGTGTTGGCAGATAGAACAAAAATTAAATTCGGGAGAAATTACCGATGACGATTTAATTTTGGTCGGAACAACCGGAACCCAGCGATCTATGTTTTTCTCTAGTACCTATCCAGAACCTGTGCCGTTTTTACTTTCAAATATCGAATCGTACAAAGTCGAACTATCAGAACATATAACAAAATATTTCACAGACGATAGACTCTTGTGGAATTATTATAGAGATTTAAAAGTATTCGAATCAATAAAACAGAAAATAAATGGCAGATTGTTTGTGATCCCTATGGAACAAATTCGTGAAGAATTATGTCTTTGGCCCAGCACACACGCTTACGGCACATATCGGGTAGCGTCACTTGAGAATGCTTTATTTTTTAACAAAATAATAAATCAATTACATAATTCTCAACTATTTGCAACTACAGATTGTTGTTTATACGATTTTAAAACGGAAAAAACTACATTACCACATGGACATTTAAATGAGGATGCTCATAAATCTTTCGCCGAACAGCTTTACAAAGAGCATGTTATTATCAACTAACCAGAATAGAGAAATTGTTCTGCTATAATTTAATTAATGGATTTGTTATTATTGCACATAGATCAAGTTTCCAGAGTCCGTTGTGTTCGATATTAAAATAGACTAATTCTAAATGATGTTCTTTGGCAAATCTGTTGGCACACTTGTTAATATGTTCATACATACAATCGTCGACAAATATAATACCGGGCTTCATGTTCGCATAACAATATTCTAAGTCAGTTTTTAAAACTTCGTCCTTATGGCTACCATCGAGTATTATACAACTCATTTGAGAAATATCAACATTATGCACTACATCTGTAATTAACGTAATATTATCGCACTCTTTTTTATACAATTTTTGAATATGTCTAAAAGATGCGGGCTCTAACATAAGTTCGGGATACTTCGATCGTAGGTGCATTAAATGATCTGAGAGACCTTTCATTGCGAAGTATTCTTCAAAGTTGCTAGGGTCAACGGTTGTTATTGAATTGCTTGGGAATTCTTTTGCTAGTATATATGTAGTGCCGCCTGCAAATGTTCCAATTTCTAATATTTGTGTTAACTTATAATCATTGATTGCTTTGATAATAGGTGTTAACTTATTCATGGGCATCAACGACATTGGTCGAGATGTTAAAATCTCTATTACTTCTTTTTCTACAGATGAATCATCGACTCTATACATAAGTAAATCTAACAATGCTTTTAATCATCTAGAACAATTTATTAGTTTCGCTGGCAATATCAGTTTTCAAGCGGGTCACATCAACTTTAAAATCGATCTTTTTGATTTCATCCTTGTATTCTTGGAGTGTGTTAAGCAATACGTCAGCGATGCTTTCGGAAGTTTGTTTAGTCAATTCATTTTTTACATCGATTTCCCATACTCTGCCATCTATAAAATCCAGTCGTACTGAATCCAGATAGGCTACCGGCATGGTATTCATGTAGAGATCTTCAAAAACCTCCGGCCATTCTTTTACAAGATGGCGCGGAGGTTTGAACAAGGGATTAGGCATCAGCAGTTTCTTCTACCTTTTTAACTTTTTTAACAGTGGGATCGAGTTCTTCCGCTTCTTTGCGTAATCTTGCTGCTTCTTTATACATAGCATCAGCTTGGCTACGATATGATTTTGCTAGATCCTTGTCAGTTAGTACAGCATCGGTTGCGGCCTGCGCTCGTATAGGAGCAGGTATATCTGAATCTACCGCAGGAATCGTATCATTTACTGTGGCTGCATTTTTAACTTCAGCTTTAGCAGACGGAGCACCTGCTACAAATGTGCATAGATCATCTACGGTGCAGTTTTTCTGTTCTGCTATCAGCGTGTTAAGATTAGCCAACAGCACAGTATCGTTGGTAGTAGGTGTCATCATTACAGCATCTGTGGCTACTTTAATCAATCTGCCATCTGCTTGCATGGCCCGCAACATAGGTCTACCATCCGGGAATGGGCGTATGTGCATGATTTCGCCAAACTCAAATGCATCCTGCGCTTGTTCTGTTTCTACCAAAGTCATAATCGAATCATGATATTGATCTGGCAGTTGAGCTACAGGTAATACTAGAGCCATGTTTGACTCTCCGGGCAACGTTCTAAACACTACCAATACCTTGGCACCTGTGTTTTGAATTCTACCTATGTGTTTAAGGCTTTTCATTTAGGCTTCCTTTTTAGATACAGCTTCAAGGAAGGAATTTAGTTTGTTGAAACTTTTACCAACTGCTTCCAATTCTGCTGCTTTGAACGCTCCTCTGCTTGTTGCAACTTCGATGATATTTTTTACGGCTAACAGATCGCTGATATTTAAATCAGGACCTTGTGCTGCAGGTGCTTCTGTTGCCGCAGGCGCTGCTTGGGCTGGTGTCTCTACGACTTGATCTTTAACTTCTTCTGACATTAGTTTCTCCTTAGATGTGGGCATGCAAGCATGAAATAGGTTAATTCTTTTTGATCTTCAAAACCTACGAAATGCGAAGATCTTAAATTTCCACTCTGGTCTAGAGCAGGTTTTTTGCAGATATAATATCTGCCCTTGAGTTTGACTTTGATCCAATCTTCGATGCCTTCAAATATTTCAGATTCTGAAATATTCAATTCAGTGAAATGTGGGGCCACAGTCTTCAGCTTTCGCTGTTGTAGTACGTCCATTGGATTAAGGTCAAACATAGTGAAAATATTTATACAGGGGGATTACTCGGGGGTAGATTCTTGGCTAAGTCTTTTACTCATGGCTCGATTGTGTCCTAGCTTTCTAACATCTCCACTAAGAAGATATAACTCAAATGCAGCTTTTTCTTTCATTACTATAATGTGTTTTTTATTAACAAAGAAAGGAGAATCAATGTAGTTATCTAACCAAAGCAGCACCTGCGGAGTGAATGCAAATTCTTTGGGAAATTCTATTTTGTAGGTTTTAATTTTGGCATATTTCTCAATGAATTCGAGAGCCTGTTCAGTTAATCTTAAACCACCTTGATCTTTTTTCCTAAAACTCCACCACCATACAGCTTTGTAGTCTTTGATGTTTTTTTCATTAACCGGTAATTCTGCTGCCTGCAAGAACGCCTTGGTGTAGGCATCTTTGTTCATGTCATTTAATCTCTTCACCTGCAGTGAGTTTATATACAGCAAAGTCTTTGGTCTTGAACAATCGATTTAATTTCTTTGCCAGATTATGTGCATGACCTGGATTTGAAAATGAGACTTTTTTATATTTTGGTCCGGGATAGCTGGCTACCAAACTACCGCTCTTGAGATTGAAAGGTTGGCCGTTATAGAACACAGCCCAGATAGCTTCTGAATCGAGAATTTGCTCAACCTTGTAGGTTTCTTTGTTAGCATATTCTAAAAGAATTTTAGGTTTGGGTCTACTCATATACGTGTTCCTAATTAACCACGTATATATTTATATCTTTTTAGAACTTGCCGCCGTCGAATTTTACGTCTATTTGAGTGGTTGATTCTTTGATTGCTGCCAGCATTTGATGTATTTCGCCCACAGTCTTGCTTAGTTTAGCAGACATGAGTGCCAGTTCTGTGGTCAGATCACGTGCTTCTTGTAAACTAATGCGTATTTCTTTTTGTTGACTGCGTTCAGCTACTTGAATTCTCTGCAACAGTTTCTGTATAGTGGGCAGTGTATCTGGTAGATTATTTTGCAACATTAGCCAATACCTGTTTCATTTCTAATTCTGTTTTGAACGGACCTTTATATGGATATCGTTCCAGTGTGATTTTTTTTGGACAAAAACTTTTAACCCATCCTTTGTCAAATTTTATACAGTAGTAACCTGCACAGTATAGACTCTTGGAATCGCTGCTCTTGGTGAATAGCGGCAGTTTCTTACGAATATCAAACATGGCATTGTGAGGTTCGGCACTGGTGGAGTATCCATGAACCTCATTAGGTAGAGCTGTGTCGGCTTCCTTGACAATTTTTACTGTGAAAAACTTTTTACCAAACTGACGAGTTAGACTGTCTTTGGTTTCGTAAATTTTCACACCCGACTCGTTGCTCATAAAAAATCTATTGTCGTCGTCTTTTCTCAGAGTGGCAATCTTCTCACCGTTCTCCTCTACGATCCAAAATTTATTTGCTATGATAGGTTTAGCATGTATATCTGTCATTGTGTATACCTCGCATTAAGTGGTTCTGCATAACTCTGTGCCTGATCAGCAATCTTTTTCAAGTCCCACAAATTACAGAACTTGATCAATCTTATACCTACTTGACTCACATTCTTTTGTTCGGCGGTTGCAGTAGAAATGGTATTTGTAATTATTTCTTTGATGTTATCTGGCTGATGACTTAGATCAATCAGTCGACGATTGCGTTCATAATCTTCTAAGACTCTATGTTCTTTGCCTTCGTGATCGGACCATCTCTGTAACATGAGATTGTTCCACGCAAATCCTTTGCTTTTACGATCTTCGAACGCTTCACTAAGACCCACTTTTTTGCTTGTGCCTTTAGTACGCACACCTGGATACGCTGAGAAGACATTATCACTGGTATCACCACGCATGCATTTTTCGAACAACAGCCATTCTGGGTTAGGTGCAGGCTTAGGCTCTTGTGTTTTTTTGTCAATGATAGGTTTGCCTTTGTCATCAAATATTCCTTTGTCAGTGATAACATGTTCCATAACACCATTGTATTGTGTGACATTGGGTGCAATCAATTGAACGAAGTCTGTGTCTGTGCTGATGATCACATGTTTGTCATTTGGATGTGTTTGTATCCACCCTGCAATTAAATCATCAGCTTCTAGTTGCGGATTTTGCAAAACAGTGCAGTTAGTCTTTTCTGCAATAAATTCTTTGAACGTGTCAAATGCTTCCCAGAAGATTTTGTCTTCTTCTTGTTCTTTTTCTGTGTGTGCGGCACGAGCATCTGAACGATTACGCTTGTAAGGAGCATAGTAGTCCTTGCGCCACGATCTACCCTCTAAACAGAAGATAACATGACTACCTTCGAACTGCTGCCATGCTTTGCGAATACTGTTTAATGTGATGTGAAATGCCATGCCTAGTTTGATATCAGCGTCACCGTTGATAACGTGACGAGCACGAAAGAATGTGTTTGCTGTATCAACTAAGATATAATTCATAGATTATCTTTCTTCACTGTTTTAATATCAATTACGCCTGTGTTTACAGGACCGCCGAAATCGCCATCGACTACTACATTGGCACACAGTTCACGGAACCAACGATCTATAATTTCTTCGTCTTTGTCTCCGTCCTCACCATATCCCTCTTGCTTTAATTTTAACACAAAAAGGTCGTTCCAGTCAAGCTCAAAAAAGCCATTACGAACATTATCTTTGTTGACATGTGTTTCGATTACGCCTACCCACGGTTCTTTTTTACGTGTTGCACGTTCTTTTGGAGATAATTTGGCCTGTGCCTCTGCTTCTGTAGCACGTTCGGCAGCTTCAGTGGCTGCTTTGGCTGTTTCAGAGGCTTGTGCTGCAATGCCTATTGATCGTTCTGCTTCTGCTCTGATCTTGTCAATACCAAATAATTTTTCAATCCATTTATTCATCATGTTCCCCATTCATTTTTAAACAATGGCACCTGCAATCTGTCTGAATATCTCAGTCCATGTTTCATTGCCAGTTCTGCTACTCTGCGGTTATTTAGTGTGTATACACTTTCAACCCCGCCCACAGGCATGAGATAAACATTACCAGTGAAACCTTCTGCACGATAGATATCCACAGCTTCTAGAGCTTCTTCTGCATCACCTTCAGTGGCCACTACTAATTTGAGATATACATGACCAGCTTCTTGATATTCACAGACTATGTCTGGGCGTATAGCTTCACTAGGCTGTTCTCCTGAACAACTGAGTTTGGCACTGACCGAGAATGTAACTTCTCTACTGGCAAAAGGAGGATTCTGTGCCCATTCTTGTAGATATTTTTTAAACTCCGGAGTTAGCTTTTGAGTACCGTTGGTTTCAAAAGTAATTTCTTTAAGACCTGTCATACTCAGATGATTCAACAGATCCGGATAAGCACGTTGCCAACCTAACAACGGTTCACCGCCAGTGATAACCAAGTGTTCATCTTCCCAACGCTTGTAAGGTAATATTTCCATGATGCGTTCTGCAATCGCATCAGTTGTTAGCATGGGCGAAAGATCTTTGAATCTAGGATCCCAGCTGGCATAGCTATCACAACCTGTGCTTACTAATGGTAAGTCTTGATATTTAAAAAACTTCTTAATATCGGCCGCAATAAAATCACGCTCCTTGCTTTGTTCACCACGTGACATACCAAAGCCGTCACAAGTAAAGTTACATCCAAACGTGCGTAAGAACACACTAGGGACACCCATATATCGGCCTTCGCCTTGTATGCTGTAAAAAAGTTCTGCTATTTTTATTTTGCTCATAGTTTATTATACACTCTTTTTTTGTAATTGCCAAGAGCCATTGCCCTGATCTAGCCATTCTAATGTGTCGCCTTCGCCCCAACCTTGCAGATCCAATACTTCCTGTGGTATTGGCATAATGAGATCACCAGTATCGGGATCTTCTTCAAGAGTAACTGTCCATCGAGTCATGTTATCATTCCTGGTTGTGATCTACGCTTACGACATTCTTGTTTTACTTCATTAGGAACATCAGGATGCCATTCGGATATACTGCAATCGTATACCTTATATTCTGGCACGTCTACTTGAGAAAGAAAGAGAATCCAAAGCACACAGGCAACAACAAACCCAATGATGTATTTCTTCATATTCTGTCGCTTAACAATATTTTGCACAGCATGGCATCATGTTCGTGATAAAATTTAAATGTCATTTGATCTGTTTCTGGATGACTAGTGTATCGATCGCCTGGCAAGCCAAAGTGTTCCAACACCATGGCACAGGTTTCATTCCACCAAAATCCAGTTTGTTCTTTTTTCCAAGGAACTAAAATTGTTTTTAGATCAGACACAATATCTCACTCATTTTTTATAATTACCTTTTTCTGGAATAACATGTCTGACACCGCCTGTGGGGTCTTCCATGTCACCTTTGCGTCGAGGAATCAAATGAACATGTGGATACGGCACAGTCTGTCCAGCAGCTTCGCCCCAATTAAGGCCAATATTGAATCCATCCCACTCACCATTTTTAACCTTTGCCTGCCCTACTCTCAGAGCATCAGCAAAACAATCTTCAATAACTCCCACAGCTGAATATTTAGGCACAAACAACAAGTGACCGTCTGTTACAGGATACTTGTCTTTAAAAACAACCACATGAAAGTCGTCTTGTACAACATCGTTCCATGGTGCCTGCCCTGCATCACGTGCATCGTCTAACGAATAATGTAAGTTCATCGTTTATATTCCTTTCTTTCTGTAGGTAGGTCATCTTCTCGTACAACAAACTCACGGCCGCCTAGACTGCCTGCAAATGCTTTAGTGCGTTCCATATAAACTAATCGTAGTTTAAGAGTTTGAAATGCAACATCTAAAAATGCCTTGGGCTTATAACCTAGAACATGCATATCAAAATCTTTACCTGCGTCAGTGCAATGAACTTTAATCTTAGAATCGATCATTTTGTCCACCAATCTTCCCAAGGAAAATCAATCCATACATCCTTCTCTGCCTTGTTAACTTCCATGCCAACGAAATCCATCTTAACATTGCACTTGCTGGCGAGATTATCTACTAACACAGCAAATTTAACATTGTTATTCCACACTTCTTCCCAGGCTGGATCATCTGGAAAGCAACCACTTGGCCAATCTTTCATGATCCAGTTAAGTGTGGTGCCTTGATCGTTGATATCATCTACAATTAAAATGTTTTTAAAAGCAGTATCGCTATCAACTGCACGATCCTTGGACAACGGTCCTAGAGCATCTTCAGCCATCCATAAATTACTCTCCGGACCAATCTCACTATCTCGTAGACTTACATTGAGAGTATGTAACGGAATATTAAAATATTGACTGATCATAACAGCAGGAATCAATCCCCCTCGAGTAATTCCTACAATATAATCGGGCCTCCACGTTCCTATAGCAAGCTCTCTACAAATCTTGCCGACTAGTCCGGTTACTTCATGCTGGTTGATTTTGAGTTTGTTCATTTCTATCCTTGAGATATTGTTCGTGTTGTATCCATTTGTTGTTGACTAAAAATCCCCATTCACGTTTATGCGGGCCAGGCATGAATAGGGTCCAAGCAGTTATTCCAGGTTGAAGTTCGATGCGATGATAGCTATTAGAACCACAAATACGGAAGTGACCAGGACCCCGCCAATGCTTGGTCTCTCCAATCATTTGGCCATTTTCGAAATTAGGAGTATATTCATAGTATCCACCTTTTAGTATCAGTGTAGCATAGGGCCACGGATGATCATGAACATCGTCAGGATCACCTTTGAGGAATTTATGTAAAAATACGTTGAATGGAAAACGATCTCTTTCTTTCAAGAAGAGATAATACCGTTCGAGATACGGTTCGTTATTAACACGATCATAAATGATACGCTTGCGGCCCAGTCGTTCAAGCAGTTTCAAAAACATTATTAACTTCTTCCTTGAGATATCTTATCAGTTCTTTATCTGTGGGCGATACACTATAATTGTTCTTGTAAAAAATCTCATAGCTGTCGCTGCCGTATTTTCCAATGCCATATAACATTGTAGCATCATTTCCGTCCCAAGTCAAATAGTCTTGACTCATTCTAATCAATCGAGTATAACGAACATTAACCATTCCGAGTGGTTGGATTATGCTTTTGACAAACTCTTCGTCTGCTTGTAGCAATGCCAGTGCTGTAGGAAACCAATATAGAAATTCTGGCAGAGTGGTCTTCACAGCTTTGCGACCAGTTTGATTTAACATAATTACCCCAACAAAATGCTGCCAAGCATTGTCAACTTGTTGTTGCACCATTAGATCGTCACGTAGAGGTTTAATCATTCTACATCCTCGTCAAACCATTCATCAACTTGACGTTCTGCTTCTTCTCGGGTCATTGCATGAACAAAGATTCTAGCAGGTTCTCCGACAGTGTGCTGAATATTAAACTTTATCACACCAGCGGGGATAAGATTCCAATCTCGTTCTACAACAAACTCTTGTAGATGCTTCATTCTGTGTATTAAATTATCTGTAAGATCTTTGGCTGTGTTCATTGCTGTCCCCGAACTATATTCTTGTTCTCTGTTTCGGCATCTTGACGCAGTTGATCTTCCATCCACAACATTTTTTGATGTTGATACATTTCTTCTGAAAGTCCATGCCATCCACAGCATTTACCAGTCGGGCTTCGGCCGCATCCGCATTTACCAAATTCTTCTGCATTTTCTTTAACTCTTATTTGCATAATATTCCTTAAGTTGGGAAGGGCCACGCTTTACTTGGCTCTGGTCGAGTTTTTAATTTTACATTCTCTTCAATAACGTCACCTGTTATTTCATCACACAGGTCAACTTGATACGGTGCAATGATATGCACTGCACAATCTTCTTCTGACCAATCATGTTCGCCGTCATAGAGCCAACCTGCACCACCTTCGTAGTAGAGTTCTTTGAGTTCTTGTTGCTCTAATTCGCTAATGTCATCACTGAATTCCCACTCAACACTGACACTGTCGTCAAACTCACAACCCCAACCACAATCGGTTCGAGCATAGGCAACAGGATCACCTTCCCAGGGAAGATTGCAATCTAAATCACCTTCAACAAAGCCTTGTCCCCAACGATAGGTTTCGTCAATGTTAAACCAACTGATGCTATCATCTGGATTCTTACGATACATTTCTACATGGTAGACAATGCTTTTCTTTTCCAGTGGTTTGATTACATATACTTGACTCATTTAAATTCCCTTGTAAGCATCAAGAATAAGAGCACCGCCAATTGTAAATCCTACAATAGCAAGTCCGTAGTTACCGTTAACTAACGCACTCAATCCAGATAGTAAGTTTAGTCCGCCGATTGTAAGGCTAATTTCTTTTCTGTTACGGCCAACCCATATAAAAAATTTATCCATTATATTTCCTTAATAAAGTATTTTGATGCAGGGTATTGCACCTGCAACCACTCTAACAAGCCCGCTTCAACTGGTAAGCGAACGCTATCAAACTTGTTAGTAATGTATCTCATCGTGGCGAAAATTCTTGCTGCATTTTAATATTGTCAAAGAATTCTTTCTTTGTTCCTGGATCATCTTTAAATGCACCTTTGAGTACAGTGGTCTGTGTTAGACTCGAATGCGCCATAATGCCACGATTCTCACAGCAACCGTGAGTGGCTTGTATGTATACTCCGATGTTTTCACTATCTGTAGCTCGACTTATTTCTCTTGCAATATC